TATAACCTCTCTGTTCTTTGTTTAGTATTAATAAAACGGTTTGATATACAGTATTTACGTTTATTGCCATTTTAATATTTTAGTTAATAGTGATTAGGGCCACATTTTAAGTGACCCTTCACTATAATTATAGTTACATATTATTGTAACTTTTTCTGAATTGTTTTAAAAACTTCAACACCTTCATCAGTTTTAAACCAAGCTGCTAATGCAGAATAAGGGTTTTCATCAAAAGGTATAGTCATTAGTTTTCTATCATTAGATCCCCAATGAAAAGTTCTTTGATCTTGAGATATTTTAATTATGCCTTGTTCTTCAGCTCTAATACCTACGTTTCTTAAACCTACGTTTTCATCACTAGCTATAGCTAAAAAAGCAGTTGGATTTTTTCTTGCCATAAGTAATAAATCTCTTCTTAATTCTTTAGAACTTAACGAAGAAACTTTTGATCCTATTTCAACTCTTAATACAGCTTCTGCATGGTCTATATCCATTTCTTTTGCTGCAAGCATTGCGTCTAATTCTACGTTAATATCTTCTAATTCATCTTCCGCTACTACTTCTGCTTCCCATTCGGTATATATAGTATTTTTCTTTGGATGATATAATGAAAGTAGTTTTTGTAAATTTTGTTTTTCTTTTGGAACAGCTAAAACTCCATCTTCAAATACAATGTGTCCTAGCGTTACTTCACCTTTTTGTTCACTAACAAACGGTGAATTTTGATTTGTTGCATATCTTAATTCTTTTTGCTCCCCTGTTTTTTCGTCAAACCATAATAATGGATGTCTACTAGTGTTTCTAGAATTTAAAGTATATGTTAACGGTTCTTTTTCGTTTAATAGATAGTATCTTCTATCTTTCATCTCCCATTTAGGGGCTTGTATTTCTTTAGTTTTTGACATGATATAATATAATATAATTAATAAAAGTAATAGTTACCCCCGTTAGTTTAACGAGGGTAAGTACTACCGCAATCTTATTGTTGGAATAATACGAAATTATTCGCAGCTTGAGTAACCAAACATCTTTCAGATAACCAGTTAACTTGCATCGCGTCTAAGTTAGTAGTGTAAGCACCACCAGCAGATCCTGTGATCCAGTTTTTGTATCTTCTGTCTTCTGTTTGTGAAGCTCTATATCTAACGTGTAAGAATGGTCTTCTTATGTTAGTACCTAATTGTTGGTCATACACAGTTGATGTTCCAGCAGGTATTAATACACCTTCTATTCCACTTACTGCAACTCCACCTCTTGTAGAAGCATCGTTTAAGTATTTCCAGCTAGTTTTGTAGAAGTCATAAGAACCTCTTCTAAAACCAGAGAAACCTAAATTAAGTGCCATATCTTCAGAGTTTTCAAATAAACCATAAGCAGTACCACCAGATTGTCCAGCAGAGATTTGCCCTAGCATATCATCAAAATCTAAATCAAGACCTCTATTTAAGAAAAGCATGTTTTCTTCGATAGCTCCTTGAGTATCTAGGTTTTTAAGTACTTGATCAAAATCAGAAATACCAGTACCTCCAGAAAATCCAGATAGTATGTTACCTCTTGATTGAATAGCAGCAAAAAGACCTTCAGATCCATAAGCGTTGATACCACCACCAAATCCTTGGATGTTAGCTTGTTGAGCAGCAAAACTTTGTCCACCAGCTCCAGTAGCTAATTCACCTTCAACCATTGCCATTTCTAAGTAGTCATCAAATCTTAGTCTTGTTTCAGACTCAGACTTTAGATACCATAAGTATCCTGATGTACCATCTTCTGTAGCAACTTCTACCCATCCAATCTGTGCCATATCAGAACCATTAATTTGGAATGAATCTTTTATGATAATAGGATTGTTAGAATATTGAGTAAATGAAGGTTGAATAGATTTGTAAGAACCAGCGGCTAAACCATTGTCTACAGGTCCAACAGATCCTTTAGCAAAGATAGAACCGTAAACAAACATTTTAAGGTTTGTAGCTCCAACTCCTAAAGCATCCCAGTTAGCTGCAGTAAATGGATAAGCAATAACTCTTTGTCCAATACCACCTGGTAAACTAGTAGATACCACACCTTTTAGTGTAACACCAGTAGATGGGTTCATTACAACGATTGTATCATTTGGAAAAATAGCATTTGATACAGCTGGGTTACCACCTAAAGCAAATTCTAATTGTGCAACACCTGCACCACCAGTTTGATTTACATTGTTATAAGAAACGTGTAATCTATTTTGTTCTGACCAAATTACTTGATCAGATGTCATTGGCATTTCAGCGCCAACCATTCTAAGGAAACCATTTAAAGTTCTGTTTCCATATCTTTCTACCTCAGCTTCATATACTTCAGGTAGGTACTGTTGTACAAAGTCGTTTGCACCACCAGTATTAAACGCTAAATAATTGTTTTGTAGCGCTAATTGTTGTTGAGAAGGTATTATACTTCCAAACACAGGAGTAATTTGTCCCATAATAATTAATTTTGTTTTTAGTTAAATTTTCTTGTTTTAATCTTCAGTTTTGAAGAATCAAGACCACTGATCGATTTAACTTTTAATCCACCAACAAATACGTCTCCGGTAGGCGATGGCCTAACATCTTCGGATATGTTTTTAGATTTAGCAACAAGATCTTTAGTAGCATCGGATTTACCTTGCTCATAAAAATGTTGTGCTATCTTGTCAACGTTTTCAGCGGCATACATAGCTTTATGATAACCTTTAACATCTTTTACATTACCTTTGTCATCTAAGAACTTCTTAATTGTGTTTGTAATATTCGATTGTTTAGTTGCAACTTCACTTGGATTTTTAACACCGTATCTAAATTTTTTTTCACCAACATTAATATCAAAACCTTTGAAATCATTAGTGAAATACTCTTTAGTATTAGCTTTAAAAGCCTCATGTTGTTGTTGAGCTGTGTTTTGCTCTTCATTATAGCGATTGAAAAAGTCCATAGCTTTTTGTTGGTCTCGTGTAATACCAGGTCTCAACTTGATTTCCTCGTAATATTTACTTTTTAAACCATCTAAATGCTTTCGGGCTTTAGCAACCTCTTCTTTATACGCAAGTTTCTTTTTACGAATCTCACGTTCCTCGTCCACTTCTTCATCATATGAAAAATTATCTTCAATCATGAAATTAATTTCACTTGAATCTAAGTGTGATTTGGCTTGTTTGTAATACTCTCTTAATAGAGTATCGTTGTCTACGTTAGAATAATCTGCATTTAATCTTACATAATCTTCTAATGTTCCACCAGTTTCTTTCATAAAGTCTACGACTTTTTCAATGTTTTCTGGTAGCTTAGCTATTTCTCTTGCCTCTTCTGGAGTTGGAGCAATAACTTTTTCTTCAATTTTTTCCCCTAATTCTACTATTTCTTCTTCAACGACCTCTTCTATAGGTTTTACTTCTTCTTCAACTTCAGAAATCGGGCTGGGCTCTGATACTTGTTCGTCCACTTTAGGGCTATTTCCGGTTTGTTCGCCCACAACCACCTTCTTTGTTTCTCCGACTGGAATGGCATCTGTTTCTTCTTTTTTAGGTTTTTCTTGTTTTTTTGATAAATCAACTTTAATAATATCGTTTTTTACCAATTGTTTAGGTTTACTTTTAATTTTAAAAGTACCCTCTTCTTTTACTTGTTCTGACATAATATAATATAATATAAATTAATAAATAGTTTATTGCGGTGTAAACTGCTCTAAACCAAATCCGCCTAAATTATCATTACCTGCTGATTCAAAATCTGTAGGTAATAAATCATTTTGACGTTGTTCAATCATTTGTGATTGTTGTGTTGCTTGTATTTTAGTTCTTTTATCTTTACGATCTTCTATAAACTGTTCTTTTTCTTTATCTCTACTTATTTTAGCTTGAGCTAGTTGTAAATTATATTGAAACTCTTCAGCCATTAATTGTTTTTTAATTAACGCCTCTTGCTCCATTCTTTGTATTTCAAATTGTGATTTAGCTTGTTCAATTTGTATTTCAGTCTGCGCTAATGCTTCTTGTTTTTGAACCTCGTTTAAAGCAGCTTGCTCAGATTGCTGCATGTTTGCTTGAGCTTGAGCTTGTATCTGCTGTTGTTGAGCAGCTTGATCTTGTTGTTGCTTTTGTATTCTTCTATATTTTAAAACTTGATTAGCTAAACTTGTGTTTTTTATTTCTCTAATATCAATTGCGTCTTCAAGAAATATTTGGTTTTGCTGTAACGCCATTTGAATATTTTGTTCTATAACGGCTTTTTCTTCTTCATCAGGCTCTAAATTTAAAAATAATCCAAAATCATACAGATGTAAATTTTCAATTTCTCTTAATGTAGCAACATTAAATTTACCTATACTTGCTTTTAAAGCGTTGTTAGTTAAAGCAAAATTTAACATATCAGCTATTCTTAAAGAAACGTTTTCACATGTTCTAAGTGTTAAATATAAACTAGCATCTAAAATATGTCTAGTTGAGACATTGGATGCGTTAGCTGCCATTTTTTGTAAACCAACTAATGCATTGGGATCTGGCGCACTACCATCTCTAGCTTCATTAAGACCTGTTACGTCTCTTATCATTTGTAAATAATACTGATAAGTATTGATTAATGATACTATTTTTCCATTAGCACTTGATGATTGTAATTCTTGAATAGGTACTTTGCCTCTATTAGGATCTCCATCTTGTGTAAGGGATCTACCAACAATACTACCAGTTTGGAAGTACATATTTAATGCTTCTTGTGGATTATAGTTGGTGCCATTGCCTAAATCAACTTCTGCTAAACCATCTACATCTACAAATACACCATCTGGAACCATACGTTGAATTACTTGTTGTAATTTTAACGATGTTAATTGTATCATATCTGCAAAGCTAGTACATCTACTAACTAAAGACTCTATACGACCTTGGTATAAATTAGGAGCG